GTTAGGCGTTAGGAATCGCCGGGAAGCCTTGAAAAATAAAGGTTTTCTTCATGACGCCAAAGAGAATTTAAAAGGCGTTAGGAAAATTAGACGTTAGGAGGTGAGCGGCTACGGAGAACGCACAAAAAGCCCTTGAAAAAGCGGCGGTAACGCTTGAAAAATACCGGAAAAACAAGACGCTTGTGCCGCCGGAGGAATTGGCCGGGAAGTATAAAAAGCCGTTTGAGAAATTGAAGCAGCAGCTTAAGGAGGAACTGGAAGAATATTTAAGGCTTTTCGTTTTGGAGGATTTGAAAGTTATTGACGACGACGAAGGCCGGCAGATCATAGCAGAGATTAACCAGGCATGGCAGCAGGCAGAGGTCGGGCGGCAGATTGGGCGGGCAGCTTTCCGGGAATTTGATTTAGAGAAGATACAGCGGATCGCCCAGGAACACCGCCAGAGGGTACACGGGATATATAAAGCCTACTTCGACCGCCACACTTGCCTATACGCCGCCGGACCTTCCTGGGATCCGGACAATCCACAGCCGCCGCTTGTTTACAACGATATTGTGGATAAGTTTTACGACGAGGCGGCGGGCGGGTGGATAAGCAGAGAGAAGCCCCCAGGGGCGGCAATATTGATTTTCGTTAGAGAAAATAAAACAACCGAGCAAAAGGAGGATAACCATGAACAGACAGGAGAACGTAAAGAAATTTGAGGAACTTTTAAGCCAGGTAGACCGGGAAGGGATGCCCCAGCTTTTAGAGTACATCCGGGACAAGAGCGACTTTTACACGGCCCCGGCTTCTACCCGGTTCCACTTAAGCACCGAGGGCGGCTTATTGCAGCACAGCCTCAACGTATACGAGTGCCTGCAGAGGAAAGCCCAGGCGGCCACAGTTTGGCACGACATTCTGGCGGCGGCCGGCAAAGATGCCCTTATTATTTGCCCCTTGCTTCACGACCTTTGTAAGACGCATTTCTACAAGATTGATTTTAAGAACCAAAAGACCTATGACCCGGAGAAGGTGCAGGCGGCGGAGCGTTGGCAGATCAAGAAGGACAACGCCGGGGCTTTCATTTGGGAATCGGTTCCCTGCTACACCGTAGACGATAAGGTGCCATACGGACACGGGGAAAAGAGCGTTATGATGATTGAACAGTTTATGAGGCTTACCGGCCCGGAACGCTTCGCCATACGCTGGCACATGGGATTTTCGGAGCCGAAGGAGCTGCATTTACAGCTTACCCAGGCTATGAACAAATACCCGCTTATACTTGCCCTTCACGAAGCAGACCAGGAAGCAAGTACACTTTTGGAGGACGAGAAGGACAACCGGGCATGGGTAACGGACGAGGGCAACAGCCAAGCGGAGCAGGGAGGCGGGTGCGACTTCCAGGAGGCGGAAGCGATAGGAGGCGCGGCTGAGTAAGATGGAATTTAATACATTTCAGCCGTTATGCCCTTACAGTAGTTTAGCCTACGCATACCAAGACGATCACACACGCATGGAGATGGTATGCAATAGGAACGACCGCAGACCAGCCGGACATAGCTGGAGTATTTGCGACGAAGCGCACTGCCCATATTTTGGGATCCGGATAATTGGAAGCAACGTCACTATATACGGCAGCCACGGCGCAGAATTGGGGAAGTGCAAAAGCATAAAAGCAACAGCAATATTAGCCCCCGAAGATTACGAGTAAGGAGGGATAGGCGTGGAAGATAAAAAGATGGAGCTTACCAAAGAGCAGATCATAGCGAACCAGAAGAAAGAACTGCAGACACTGGCGACCGAAAACGGCTTTTTAGGCAACCAGGCAAAAGAAGCGCAGAAAGAGGCGGAGCAGCTTAAGGAAGAATTGAGAATAGCCAGGAGCGACAATGAAACCTTGAAGGAAGCTATTGTAAACCGTTTTGTTTCAGAGTGGGGAGGCAGGGCATGAACAGAAATAGAAAAGGCGTTATGCCGGAGATTACCAGGGAGATGTATAAGAGCATTAAGAAATACGACCGCCAGCAGTTCACGAAGTTTTGTACGGACCTTTACGGCTACGGCTTCCAGGACGGCAGAGAGAGCGTCCCCGGCGTTGACATTACGGCGGTCATGAAAGCGATTGAAAACACCAAGGGGATCGGAGCCAAGAAGCTGGCAGACATAAGAGCCAGCATAGAGGCAGTATTTGAGGGATCCGGAGAAGATAAGGAGGAATAGGATGGCGGGCTTTGTAGTACAGCAACCTAACGGCTTATTTTGCAGATTTTCCACCATAACGGACTGCCCGACGCATTATAACATGACCGCCGAGGACTATATAAAAGTTTGCCAAGAAAGAGCGGCAGACGAGGCACGGGACGTATTGGAAAACTATATAAAGCCGTTTTCATGGTTGGAAGATTATTTTTACCCAAACAATATGAGCGAGGAAGAATTTAAGGAAATTTTAAAGAAGATGGAGCGGCCGGCAGCGGAGTGCCACGCAGAATCGACGTAGGAGGCGGAAGCATTGAGTGACAAAGAAATTATAGACGGAGCCAACACCCTGGCGCTTCAATACTTCACCACCTACAACCGGATGTTACAGCTTACCGGGAACTCGGAGGAAGCGATCCGGCTTACAAGTTCTTTGTTTGAGGCTATGTTTGCAGGGAACCGGCCACGGCCGGATCCAGGGGCGGGCGGCTTTACACTATACTGGGATAGGAGATAGACAATGACTAAAGAGCAGTTCGACAAGGCGACAGAGCTTAACCAGGAAATACAGAAATATACAGATTTGATTATTAAGATTAAGGACGGTCGTTCTACCAAGATAAAAATGGATAAGGCAGCAAAGGAGGACCTGGGGAAAAGAAGCGACGACCATGATGCAAGGTGGCAGCTTCTCCGCTTTTTTCAGTTGAGGCTTGAAAAGCAAAAAGTTATTGTAATGCCTCATTACGAATTTGCACGGGGAATAGAGATGGACGCAGAACCAGAGCTGATCGCCGTTATTATTGATTATTTGGAAAAGAAAAAGAAAACCTACGAGGCGGAGTTTGAGAAGATAGGAGGCGAGGACCGTGACAGAGAAGAAAATGCAGCAGATTAACACCTGGCTTAAGAAGGTAAATAAAAATAAGCTGGAGATGCAGGAAAAGATGGTAATAGCGAACGCAACTATGAGGATGTTGGAGGAATTAGAACCGATTTACGATAAGTACAACGGTAACAGTTGCGACGTCGCAAGAAAGCAGAGGCTTTGATGATTGATTTTGAACAGTTTAAAACCAAGGCGGAGGTTATTAAGTACCTTAAGGCTACGAAAGATATATCCTGCCAGACGACCGCCCAGGCGGAGAAGTACCTACGGGCGCACTTGCCAAAAGAAAGCTATTACCAGGATAAGATTATAAAGCACATAAGGGAGCTTATACCCTCTTCCTTCGTTTGGAAAGCGGCGGCCGGGCCATACAGCCGCCAGGGAATCCCGGATATTTGCGCCGTAGTAAACGGACAGTATTATGGCTTTGAGGTAAAGCGCCCCTTTATAGGCGTTCTTTCCAAGATACAGGAGCGCACCATAATGCAGATAAGGGCGGCAGGCGGGAAAGCCTACGTCGTTACATATCCGGACGAGGTAACAAGGATATTACAGAAGGAGATCAGAGAACCATGAGCAGAGAAGCAGAACTTATAAAAGAGATTGACGAACACATCAAGGAAGCGGGCGGCCTTTACGGTTTGGAGCTTCCAGACAGCGACCTGCAGGTGATACGGGCGGCACTTTGCAAAACCGTAAAAGCCGATCCGGTAAATAAAGATATTGGCTTTGGAGATACCGCCCTCAGTTGTCCGGCTTGCGGTAAGCCGATTATGAATTATTACGCACCGGGAACCACACCCGCCTGCTGCCAGTTTTGCGGACAGGCATTGAAGGAAAAGGGAGGCGACCCGCCAAGTGAGAAATAGCGAAGGATATAAGGATCCGACCGCCGGAAAAGCAATCGCCAGCGTGAGGCGGCAGGAGAAGCGGCGAAGGAAGGAGGAAAAGCGTGAACAGAAAGCAGGCAAGGGCAGCCATGCGGGGGAAAGCGAAGGGGCCGAACCTAAACGACCCTAGGCAGGCGCAGGCAATGCTTGAAAATTTACCTATTGCCACATTGGTGGCCGGAATTAACAATAGCCTTGATATTCTGCAGAAAAGAGGCATACCCATTTCAGACTGGGACCAGAAAAAGCGGGAATTATATAGGCTTAAAGTTTTCGGCGGCAAGGTTTACTTTTTAGCGGCTGAGTTAGACAGATCCGAGCAAAAAACGAATAAGGAGAACGAAGCCGATGGATCAGAAAAGCAAGCAACGGAAAAACGGACAGAGCGAGGACAAGGAAACGCTTAAGGAGTATTTAAACCAGTATTACACCGGACGCATTAAGCGGTCACAGCTTGAAAGACGGCTTAAAAATATCCGGGCGGAGATGGATGCACCGATAGGCGGCTACGGATATTCTCCGGTAAATTACGGAGGCACAAACAAGGTCGGACCCGGCGCCGCTTCCTTCGTTTACCGCATGAGCGAGATCGAAACCCGGATAGAGGACCAAAAAAGCCGGGTAGAAAAAGCACTTTTAAAGGTTATGGACATTATGGACTTTTTGGAGGAAAACAGCACGGAGCGGATGGTGCTGGAGCTTCGCTTTATTGATTGCAA